TCATCTATGCCACGGGGTTTTCGACAGTGTGCTTTCTTTATAGCCTGCGGCGAGGTGAAGCGCATCCTTCTGCGCGTTTGTTATCGGCATGGAGTCGATGTATTCCCATACCTGCTCCTGCCGTCCATCACCTGAGTAACCCGCTATGGTGTCAAGGAAGGTGCAGTAGTCATATGTGTCTATTCCCACCTGTGTGGCGCGTTCATATTTTTCAAAGGCGCTCTCGCTCATGATTGCCTCAAGGGCGAGTTCTTTTTCCGATTCAGATATTGGCATCTGCGCTATGGCCATATACTCCTCGGTAGAACTCGCGTCCTCTCCGAGATTGTCCAGAGTATTATTCACTTCCGCCGCGGTACTATAGTCCATACCGGCATCGGTAAGCTTTTCGAGGTCTCCTCGCAGTGGCGCAATGGTATCCTGGATAACTGCCGCCTGTTCCCTGTTCACGTCAAGGCCATTCACCCACTCCGCAAACTGTAAAGTCCGGTCAGTGCTGTCCTCTGTGTTTTCTCTGATTTCCGCATATTCCTGCTTGGCTTCAAGGTATACATCAAATGGTATCTTAGCATCCGTAAAGGCTAGTATATCCTCATCCTGCTTGTCACTGATAATACCTCTATACAGTTGCATTTTCTCGTCTTGAGTAAGGTCAGCATTGACTATGGCTCGGAGCTTGTACTCAGTTTCCCGAGCGCCAGTAAGTGCTCCGGCGTTCTTAATGCCTATAAGCGCATCTGTTACCTCGCCCATGTCAGCACCACTTTCTGCTAGGCTATCCATTGTGCTTTTCTCTGCATCGTTAGCAAACAACCCGTAATAGGCCACGCTCTTGCCGTCGCCGGAAATGTCCGCCTGCTGGATGACATAGCGTTTTGCGTCATTATCCTCGGTCTGACGGATTTCCTGTATGAGACTGTATGCATCCTCTCCGCTCACTCCTGCGTCGAGCATCCCCTGATATACCGCCGTCTGCTCTGCTGTCAAGGTTGGGAAGCCGTCTTCTATCCACTCGCGACCGGTGGGTAGTGACGTCGTACCGAATATGCCGGCGCCCAAAGCGTTCTTTATCGCTTGTTCGACTGTATCGGTATAAACAGGGTATTGTAAGAGCCGCTCGCCCTCGTTGTTGTAGGTATACACACCACCCTCGGAGACGGCACGAATGGTATCGTATATCCTGTTGAGCTGGCCGCCGCCGAACGGGAGCAACGCATAAGTTCCGAGCCTTCCCAATTCTTGTGCTATTTCCTGCTTTCTACGCTCTGGACTTTTGTCATCATCCAAAATAGCCTCGGCAAGAGCGCCTAAATCAGGTATTGCACTGCTTATCGGCAAGCGCCCTCCATCGGTAAACACACTGGAAAAGGGTAAGTTTTCTGCCAGATTGGTAATTAAATTCGTGCTTGTCTGGAACAGCCCTTTTTGTTCCTCCACACGATAAGGACGCTCACCTCTGCCCAATTCAACCAAGTTTGGTATTTCCCATCCGCTCAAATCCTCGAATGTGTCAAGAGCTATGCCTATCGGGTCGAGCGCCGGGCGGCGACCTATCAGCCACTCGTATAGCTCGTCAAACAGCCATGCACCAATCACAAACTTAAAAATAGCTGTACTTAGCGCGCGAATACCGTACTTTCGGTATTCCCTAGGTATGTCCTTAAATATAAAGCCTAACTGGTTGTTTACCTCGAGTTGGAATTGTGTAAGCAGTTTTACAAACGGATTGTGCGACTGAAATAGCGTTGGCACAGCACCTTTGCTCCTGTCCGCCATGACGTTGGCCGCAAAAGCGTCCGCGTCAGCCATAGCCGCATCATCGCTCAAACCCTTTCCAAGGTTTTGATAGTATCTACCGCGGACAAGTGCGCCAGAAACAATCTGGTCGATAAACTGCATAGGATACGATAGCCTATCCCCCCATTGTCCTGCTTTCATTCCGATGTTCCAGAATGCCTTTCCAACGGCCGATTCCGGCTCCGGTTCTTTTTCCCAGGCGTGAACTATAGGGTCGCTGCCCATCCTGTTAGTCAAGAACGTGCTCTTACCGATTATGCCGTCATCGTTTTTCATTGCCTTCAAGGTATCCCACAGGCCTACCGCGAGATCCCTTGTCCCAATACCAGCCCAGCCTTGCGTTAACGGTACGAAGTTTGTAAGCCACGACGCTGGGTTGATTGCCACCATATTAGCAGCGACGCGCCCTTCAAACCACTTCATAAAATTATAAAGTCGGTTTCTACCTACCAATCCCTCTACCGTTCTGTCAAGGCTACTCTTTTTGTTTGCCAGCAGATTCGTGTACTCGTCAAGCTGAACGACAAAATTACTAAGGGTAAAACGCGCTTCTTGGTAGATTTCATTGATTTTATTTTGCTTATCTTCTTCTGTTTTATTTGGGTCAGCACGAACCGTGTCTATCTGCGCCCGGATACCATCGTCCGTAGTTCTGTAGCGAATCTGGCTTGCCAGCGCCCGAAGCCGCTGGATGTTGTCCGTCTGCGTGATAACGTCGCTCACGCCCTCGATGTACTTGTCAAAGCCCTCCACGGCGTCGTAGACAGTGTTGAAGCCGATACGCTCCTGAGCATTGCCAAACCAGGTGATGCCCGGCCGGAACGTGTGCGTTAGGCCGTTGATGGTCGTGGGCAGCGCAGTCACCTGCGTGTCGATGCCCAGCACGCGGCCGAACTGCGAGAGTATACCGTCGCCCTCTCCGGGCTGGAAGTGCGGGAAGTAGCCGCTCCTGTAGTTGATAGGCTCATAGCCGTTTCGCACGCGGACATCGTTCATCTGCTGGAACAGCTCGTCATATATAGCGCGGAATTCGTTCACGGCGCTTCGGATTTTCTGCTCATCCAGGTTGGGATTTTCTTTCCACAGATTCTGCACTATCGCTCGCCAGTCCGAAAGGCTCTTGCCGTCCCGGACTTTTATCCGCCCCCGGCTCTGCTCCATCATGCGGATGTTGTCCTCCGCCTCGCCGAGCAGCTGTACGGCGTGCGCCTCGCTGACCACGTTGCCGTCGGCCACACGGCGCGACAGGTCGAGGGCGCGCACGCGGTCGCGGTAACTGTTCTTCATGCGGTTCGCGTTTGCCGTGGCCTCGTGTACCGGCGTGAAATACTCGGATATAATGGCCTCGGCGTCGTTGGGGTCTGTCACGATGTCGCGGATGTTCCGCTCCATCGTCTCGCGCGAATACATGATGCCGGCGCGCTTGTCCTTCCAGTCGTTCGCGTTCTCAAGCAGCTGATCAGCGCGCTCACGCAGCTGTGCCTTGCGCTGCTGGTTCCACACGCGAAGCGGCTTTATTACGGACTCATACGCCTGTTTCGCCTGGTACACGGCCGTAATGCCGGCCACGTTGTCCGTCTCCGGGTTTAGGTTTTCGAGGCTTATCTGCCCGCGCATGAGGTCATTTACCAGCTGCTCGTCCGAACGAGTGAGCAGTGTCCGCGCCAGCGTGCGCTCATAAGTGCGGCGCAGCGGCTTGACCTGCTGCCAGAGTGCCGCCGCTTCCTCCACTGACTGCGGCACCGGAATACCGGCGTTTACGGCGTCGGGGTTTTCCTGGTCGTACATGTAGCGCTGCACGTCGCGCAGCTCGCCTATGAGCTTGGCCACTTCGGCGTCGAACTCCCTGCGCATAGCCTCCCGGAACATCTTTGCATCTCGCCCGGCGAACTCGTCAAGACTGCGCTGTACCACCTCAATGTTCTGCACTGCTTCGGCCATTTTCAGCAGCTGGTCACTCGGCACTATTATGCTGTCGGGGAAAAGCTCCGGCCACCGTTCGTTCAGGTCTTGATAGAGCTGGTCTATGTTGGTGCCGTACTGTGTGCGGATCTTGAGCCGTCCCATATTGGACGTCCGGAAATCGTTGAAGTCCGGGATGTCTGCCTGCACTTCGGCGCCAACGTCGATATTGGTCTTGCGCAGGTAATCTCTCACGTCCTTGTACTGGTCGTAGAACTCGCGGTCAATAACCACGCCCGCGTCATATGCGCGTGCAAACAGCTCGTCGCGCACCTCCTGGCTCACCGTGCCGCTGTTGAGGTATTCAAGCTCAAGGTCATGTACGACGTCGCGCAGCTCGCCGTGCCGCTCGGCGTTCGGGATGCTCAGCGTCTTGCCAAGCCCGGTAAGGAGCGCGCTCTCCGCCCGGCGCATCGACGCGCGCGCCTTCGCGGGCAGCCGGTTATACAGCTCGTCGTACTCGGCCTGCGCCGCGGTAGGCAGCACCGTCCCCTCGTCCACGCTGTACTGCGCGTTCAGCGGAAAAGCGTCTCCGTCGCTCTTGCTCCAGATGTACCTTGTGCCGTCCGGCTCCTGCCGCACGTTCACGGCGGTCTCGCCGGTGTTCCAGAGCCACGGGAAGTCCTGGTAGGCCTCGTTGCTCATCGCCCGGTATTCGCTGTCCGTGGGATTCTCGATGATCGTCTCCCCGCCGGGGGCGATAATCACGCGCTCGGGGTCGCTCACAGAATACCGGCGGCGCGCCTGTTCCCGCTCGAGCTCCAGCGCCCGGCGGGCTGTCTCGTTCAGTTCGCCGTCGTACTCGTACTCGTCCCAGTTCTGGCGCAGATACTCATCCACGCTCATTCCCTCGGCATGGGCAGTGTTTACTATGCTCGCAGCCTCGTCTGCCTCCGCCGTGCTTGCATCGTCCACGCCGTCAATGTAGGCGCGGATCTCGCTGGTGTCTATCTCTCCGTTGATGTAGCGCCGCAGCTGGTCGAGCATCTCGCCCCGGTCACGCTGTCGCGAGATGGAATACTGCGGCGTGTCCTCGGTGCTCACGACTTCGTCAAACGGTACGCCCTCGATGTTGACTCCGCCATTTTCGTATGATATACTCCCTACATAGCCAGAGCGAAGAAGCCCTCCAGACCCAGTATGTGCAAGTCTGGACGACGACGAAGCGCTCTGGCTGTTTTCTATGCTTGAAAGCAGCGGCATGGTTTTGTCTTCATCTGCGTACAGAACTTTGCTCTTACGGATATAGTTTTCAGCATTGTTCCGGGTGTAGGCGCTATTTACCTTCTGCATATCGTTTATAATGATTCGATTTTCCACCGGCTGCAAGTCAAGCACAGCCATGATCGGCTGCCCATTTTGCGCCCTGGCCTCGCTAAAGATTACGAGGCGGCTATTTCTGCTCCTGCGTCCGGCATTACTGCTGCTAAGAACCAGTATCGGATCATCCAGCACTTCGGGAATACGCTTTATTTCTGAAAGCGTCATTTCCGGGTGCTTTTCCATTATGTTATTTACCTTCTCACTGCGCAGAAATATGTCCTGCTCCATCGCACCCAGGCCCTGAAGCACGTCGCCCGTCTCGCCGAGGATGAACACCTCGCCGTCCGGCCTCCCGCGGCTGTCCCAGTCGTCAATGTCCCGCTCGTAGTTTTCGTCGATGGAATATCCGGCCGGCAAATTCTCCTCAACGAACACCGTGTTCTCGTCGCCGGTGTCCGGCGGCGTGGTGCGCCGCTCCTCGGCAGTGAGCCGCCGGCGAACCGCGGCGTCCCGCGCTTCAATCTCGCCCGCAGTGTTGCGGTACATCTCCCTGGCGTTTTCTCCGCCCCAGTATGCCGGGCTGCTGCCGCCTGCAAAGCCCTCCTGTGCCTGTATGGCGTGCTGTATCTCGTGGACTAGGGTGTCGCCGCGCACGCCCGGCCGCCTGTAATAATCGCTGTACCTCGTCGCCAATTCTGAGAATTCGGCGTGTTCCGCCTCCGTAAGCGGAGTGCCGCCCAAGTCCAGCATCTCAGCTTCCAGCCGGTTGCGCAGCTCCCTATACCTCTGGTAATCCGGGTCGCCGAAGTTCAAATCTCCGCGCGGTTCAAACCTCATGCCGGAGTCATCGATCTCGAAGCGCCACTTGTCATCTGCACCGCGGAACCAGCCTGTAAGTTGCCGTATTGTCTCGGCGTCCACCTGCTGCTCCTCCATCTGCTGAGCCTGTTCCAAGCTGGCCATGTTGGCGCGCGCGGCATTTCTGCCGCCGAAGCTGTACCGCAGCTCATCAAACGCGCTGCGCCCTTCCAATGTTTCCTGCTCCTCAATGGCGTCCAGGGCGGAGTCGAATTCCTCGTCAGTGAGTCGGCCGGCGGCATAGTCCTCCCTGAGCTGGCGCAGGCTGGCGCGGCTCGGCGGTTCTTCGGTATTGGCCTCGGTGTCCGTTTCCGGCTCCGGGGTCTGTTCCGCGCGGCTCTCTGTCGCAGGCGCGGTCTGCCCGGCGGTCTGGCTCTGCTCGGCCGGCGCCGTCTCTGCCAGCGCCCTGCTGTAGGCGTCGCGAGCCTCGACAACAAAAGCGCGCTCGCGTGCGCCGGCATTGCCCAGCCGCGCCAGGAGTTCGTTCAACCACGCGAGTATGCGCTCGCCCAGGCTCCTGTTGTTCTGCGTGAGCGTGCGTATGCTCTCCTCGTCGGTGAGCAGATTTTTCTCGATGTACTCGGCCACGATCTCGCTGTCTATGTCGGCATCGCTGCTAAGCTGCACACCGTTGCGCTCGTACAGCTCGCGCTTGGACTGCCGGAGCTGCTGCAAGTCCACGCCGCTCTGCTGAATGTGATCCAGCACCAGCGAGGACAGCTCGCTGTAGGCGTCCGCCATCTCCACGCTGTGTGTCAGCTCATGAGCTATTATCTGTGCCACGGGGTTTGTGCTCCGGCTGTTGACGTATATCGTGCCGTCAAGGTAGTACCCGTTGGCGGCCTGAGCAGGTCCTGCTTCCGCTGCGCCGTCGTAGAAACGCACCTGGCGGCCGAGCGCGCTGCTTATGCGCTGTGCCGCCGCTATGTTCTCCTCGCTCACTCCGGCGGTAATCCCGCTCCGCTCCAGGTCATCAGTCGCCGATGCAAGCCGCTCGCGGGCGTCCAGCTCCTCCGATGTCGGCAGCACCACGCCGCCGGTTTCCGAGGGTGAAGCCGCGGCTTCGGAGCTTTCCTCCTGTACTTGGCTGTTTTCCTGAGCATTCATGCCGGCAAGGAACGTCCGCGCCATTTTGTACTGGTTCACAATGTTCTCCCAGTCCAGCGCCTCGGCGTTCTCGCTCTCGGCCATTTCCATGTATCTGGTGTCCAGCTCCTCCAGCGTTCGCACGCCCTGGAAGTTGTCCGTGCCGTCCTCGCCTATGTACCCTTCCATGATGGAGAAGTCCGGCGCGCTCGGCTGCCTGCGCTGCTGTATGCTCTCGCGCACCGCGCCAGGAGCATCTATAATCCCCGCGCTCAGCGCGCCCAGGAGGAAGCTGTACGCTACGTCCCCGAAGTCTGCGTTGTATTCCTCGTCGAACACCAGGGTTCGGAACGCCGGTTCCAGAAGCTCCTGCAAGCCCTCCTCGGTGCCCTCGGATATCATGTTGCCCACCAGCTTACCGGCAGTGGAACTTGCAATTCGTCCAAGTACGTTGTCCAGCGCGCCTATCTTGGACGCGATGGAGCGCACCCCGATACCGCCCAGGCTCCCAATGCCGCCCAGCAGGTACTGAAATGCGCCCTCGCTGGCTCCAACCAACGTGGCGTATGTGCGCGCCTCGTCGGGGCTTCGCCCTTCGTTCAGTGCCTGTGTGTACGCATTGCCGCCGGCGCTCGCGCCCAGCATCGCGCTGCCGCCGAGGCCTGCGGCCCTCGCCGCAGTTCCTGCCGCCATGCCTGCCCCGCCGAGGGCCCAGCCGCCGAGCGCAGATGCCAGCACACTCGGAGCCATGTTGGAAAGCGTTGTGCCCAACTCATAGAGCGTGCCGAGCACCGGGCTTCTCTCCTGAGCTTCCTGCTGTATCATACTTGAGGTGTAGAGCGTCGGCGACGTCGGCACAGCTTCGCGGCTGAAGAGCTGTTCGATACCGCTCGAAAACTGGCTCAATCCCGCCGGTATCCAGTACAGGGCTTTACCCAGGCCGCCCATGTCCTCATAGTTCTGCACGCCAAGCCTGTAGTTGAGTGTCTCCTGGAGCTGTGCCAGAAACTCGTTTGCGGCCTCAACACCTCGTGTCGCGTAGAGATAATTGTATACACTAATCTCCTCTGGCGTCATGGTGGAGTAGGATTCATACTGGTTGCCATCGGATGTATAGCCGCTGTGCTGGCTTATTGGGCCGAGGCGGTTGATATAGTCGTATACCGAGCTGCCGTTGTAGTACGGGCTGTTGTCTCCTCCCGCCCGCGCTATCTGCGCCGCCTGGCTCGCAGTGAGTGGTGCAGAGTTCTGTTCCCAGTCCTCCGCCATCTGAAGGCTGCTGTAATACTGCATCCTCTCGTCGGCCGCGTCTGAACGCAGCTGCGATATGCGCCTGGTGTTTTCCTCGAGTTCGGCGCGCAGCCGCTCCACTTCCTGCGCCTGCGACGGCGCAACGACGAAAGGCTCCTCCGCGCGGAGCTGCCGCTCTATCTCTCTGTTGCGTTCTTCGAGCGTCTGCGCCTCTGCCTCCATGCTCTCCGCACGCTCATACCCTCCGCCGAGAATTTCGCGGTATCTAGCCGTCCCGGTGCTCATGCGCTCTGCAACCCGGTTGTAATCGTTAACGAGGGAATTGTACTCTTCTACATCGGCGCGCAGATCCCCCGCAAGTTGATTATAGCGCTCAACTTCGGATTGGCTGTTCGCGCCCTGCGAGTTGAGCCGCTCCAGCTCATCCCGCTTGCTGGCTATGGCGTTCTCCCGCTCCGTTATCTGTGAGCTGATATTCTCGGCCTCGCTCTGCCACTGCTGCAGCCCGGCCTCCGCCTCCCCGGCGTTGTCCCAATTGTCTGCACTGGAGAACGTGTCTACTACTCCGCGATCTCCAAAGCGGTCAAGCGCGCTGGTTATCTGCCCGCTAGCGCTCGACTGAGGCGTAGTCCGCGTGATAGCTGGCGCCGTCGACTTCTGCGCAGATGTGTCACGCGTAGGCGTGAGTTTCCTCGGCTGGCTATCCTTCTGCCTTGCACTTTGCAGGGCGCGCTCCGTCCGGCTGCGGGTGGCCTCGCTGCCGCCAGATATGGCAGGAGACGTCACACGGCGTGTGGCGTCCCTGTTGTTGCTGTCGTTTTCCCGCGCCCGTTCCAGCGCGCGGCGTGTACGTTCATCAGTAGTCATATATCAATACCCCAAACTGTCAAGCACTCGGTTGTATTCGTCCTCACTGAGCTGCCCGTTGTTGTATGCGTCAACGGCCATGGCAACCTTGTTTTCCTCGGTAAGCCCCGGTATACGGTTTATCTGCCCGAGGAAGGCGCTGGCGGTCATGCTGCCGCCGGACGGTCTGCCATTGCCGTCCCCACTATTGTTCTCTTCATCGTCTCCGCCGCTATTGCTGCCGCCGCCGGTATACCCGCTGCCGCCCGAAAGCTGCGGCACGCGAATGCCGAGATTCTGCAAACCGCTGTAGTCGCCGTACTGCGCCGCCAGCTCCGCCATGCCGACGAGAGTGTCAAAGTCCGTGGTCTGGTCGTTAATCTCGTCGATGAACTGCCCATAGGCGAAGTCTCGGTCTGTGTTGTACTGCTGCAACGCCGCGAGATAGCGGTCGAACTCCTGAGAATCGAGATTCATGCCGGTCTGAAGATTGTTGCTGAGCATATTGTACCTGTCGAGCCATGAGCCATACGCGAAATCTCGGTCTGTGTTGAACTGGTTCAGCTCGGTGAGGTAGCGGTCGAAGTCCGTATCCTCCTGGCCCTGCACAACGCCGAGGTCGGAAAGCATCATGTTGTAGTCGTTCAGGTACTTGTCATATGCAAGCTGCCACAGCTCCGGTATCTTGTCCGTCAGCTGTGCCGCGTAGTAGTTGCCCGCCTGGCCCGCCGCCGTCTGTGCATAGCTGGAGGGAAGCCCGCCGCTCGCCGCTGCGGCCGCGCCGAGCGCGTCGGCCGTCGCTCGATCTCCCTCGCGGAGGTATGCCTTCCTGTACTGGCTGTACAAGGGGTCCGTGTTGGGATCGTATGAGAAATCCGGCCTGTTGAGTATCTCATCTATGAGGCCAGTTATTGTATCGTCCCAACGGTTTGTGTACTCAGGCGCAGAGCCGTACTCGAAGTCGCCGTAATTGAGCATGTCGTCGTACAGGTCTTGTATCGTCCCGGCATTGGTGCCGCCGCTGAAGCTCGGCGCGTCCGGATACTCGAACATGTTTGGGCTGAGTGGTTCGAGGTAGTAGTTGCCGCCGTCGCCCCCGCCGTTATAGCTTCCGTAGCTTCTGCGGATCCCCTCTGCTCCCAGGTTGGCAAGCTGCCGGTCGGCGTCGCTTGTGGCGCTGTGCCAGTCCCGCTTGTAGCTCAAGAGCGACATTCCCGCGTCCGGGTTGCGCTGAGCAAGCTGCAGGTCCGCGTCGGAGAACTCACCAAGCAGGCCGCTGCTCTCCGCCGCCTGCCGGAACTGGTCATAGGTGTATCTGCTCCGAGTGTTCGGAGTGCTGAGTGTTGCCATCGGCATTGTTGTCCCTCCTTACTGTCTGCCCGGCGTGCTCTTGAGCTCGCTGCCGATATAGCTCTCTCGCGTGAGCGAATAGAGCCTCCATCCGCCCGCGCCGGTTATCTTTATCTTGAAATGGTCGTTTCTGCGGGGGATTATCGGGAGGACGTAGCTCCGGAGCACGTTACTTTCGATGGTGTCTATCTCTTCCCAGGTCCCGCTCGAATCGAACATAATCCAGAAGGTGACGCTTGCGCCCGCGTCGATGGATATACGGGCCTGAAATTTTGTCGTACCCTTTTTGTTCGGGTCGTTCTCGACAAACTCGCCAAACTCAACCATACTCTGCACCGCGCTCTCTTCCGTCGCGCCCTCCGGTACACTCCGCGGCTGGCCGTTAAGCCACAGATTGGCGTCTGCGCCTAGGAAATAGAGGTCGGCATTCCAGGCGAACCCCACGGCCTCGGTCTCGTCCTCGCGCTCCCATATACCGCGGCGGGTATCATACACGAACAGGCTCCATGCGCCGTCATCGTCCTGCATGCTGACGTAATATTTCAATCCATCGCTGCCCGCTACGGCGTTATGATATCGTACAGTGCCGAAGGCGTCGGATATACTCTGCGGAATGCCGCCGGAGTAAGCCACTATTCCCGCCCGCGTAAGGTAGAAGAGTGTTTCGCCCGCTATGGCAAGGCTAAGATGGCTCCCCGCCTCTACGCCCAGCGAAGCGCTGCTCATCACCTGGAAGTTGCTCGGCCTGTCGCCGTAGACCTTATATATCTGGTCCTCCTTGAAGAAGATAGCGTAGCCGAGGTACGAGAAGCACGCCGTAAAATCTCCGGCGCTGCCCACCTGCACGGCGTAGCTGTCCGTCGCCACGCCGTCGAACACGTTCCAGTTGAACGGGTCCCCGAGCTTGCTCGAATATATCGTGTCGGCCTTGCAGCCCCAAAGACGGTTCTCGTTCTCGCAGATGAAGTCCAGCTCCGGCGCTTCGCGCGATATCGTGAGATTTGCTTCGCTGTCCCCGCCCTCGCCTACGGTAAAGCTGTTTTCGTAGAAACGCAGATAGTCGCCCTCAATCTCCCGGACAACTATCGTCTTGTTGTTCTCGGTATGCACGGTCGCGCCGGAGATATTCAGGCCATCACCGGCCTTGAACTTACTCGCCCAGTCGGCCCCGGCGGCGTATATGGTGTTGCCCTTTGCCGTTTCGCCAACGTATGTACCGTCCTGGATCGTGGCCGAGCCGCTCCAGCTTGCGTTCAGGCTGCCGAACTCCTGAGTGAGCTTGTTGTAGTAGGCCAAGTCCGGCATGATAATGATATAGGCCCCTATTGCCGCGAACTGCTTCCGGGAATCCGTAACCGTTCCGCGAAGCGTGCCGTCAGCATAGAAGCCCGTCCCATCCACCCAATACAAGCCGTCGTTGGCGTACAAGCCGTTCGGCTTCGTGAGTGTGCATGTTATGTATCGAGGCGGACGAGGCGAGAGCAAGGGAGCATAGTTGCTGGTCATGTTCCTCATATCCCATATCTGCCCGTCGATAGCCGCGAGGTTATGATTATATCCGCCGAACGCCGTCTGCGCCGTCTTGCCCAGCCCCGAACCGTAAAGCATTTCCGGCAAGCTCATATGCCTGCCTCCTCAAATATGACGTAGGGCGAGAGCGCCTCTACCTGCTCGGGCGTGATGCGCTCAGGGGCCTTAATCTTGACCAGATTTATATCCTCGGTGAGCATTACTTCGTCCAGCTTCGCACGCTCAGCCAGGAAAGCGGCGAGATTTTCGGCCGTGCCGAACTCCACCACGCCTGGCCCCTTGAGCACTACTCGCCCGTCCTTGTCGTGCTCGGCGTACTTATCCGAGAGCGAGGTTTCTTCCTCGTTATAGAACTGAACGTGCGGGCGCAGCGCCGCGCGCAGCATCACGAGTCCATGCGCCGAGGCATAGTCCATCTCGGTTTTCACTAGCGTATTCAGGGCCTGCCAGGCTTTCACGCACTGTTTGAGAGTAGTCATATTTCCTCCTTATGAAATAACGTTGCCGTTGACACGCACCGTACCTATGAGATTGACAGTAGTGCCCGTGCCGCCTATTGAAATCTCTCCCGGCGCCGTCAGGTATATATTCTCGCCGCTTTCAAGGCTCATGCTGCCCGCGCTCTCGAGCTTCAGCGCGAATGCAGCTCCAAGGACGCTGTTCGTGTAGAGAAACAACCTGTAAGCGTTGTCCCCTCCGCCGTCGTTTCCTCCTTCATCGTCCAGGCGCAGACCGCCGGCTAGGTATCTCTCGCTCGTGTTTTGGATGTAGTACATCTTGATTTCTCCGCCGATGGTTCCGTTCGTCTCCAGCAGCGTTTCAAATACCGAGCCGCTTATGTAGGAGCCATAGACGTTAACGCCCTCAATGTCAATGGCGCGCAAAACGCCGGTCGTGATGTTGCCGCCATTGATGGTGGTGTCGCCCTCGTTTTCCAAGTCGGAGAAGGTCACCATACCCGTGAAGCGAATCGTCGCGCTGGTGAGCTGTACGCCGTTGCTCAGCAGCTGGAGCACGCTGCTTGAAGTGCCGTTATTGACGGAGAACGTCAGGCCGTTCACGGTCTGTGCTATCTCCGTGTAGTCACCCTCGAGCGTGCCGACACGACTGGTCAGGCTCGTTGCCGTCTGCTGAAGCGTGGATATATTCCCTTCGGCGGTAGATATGCGGCTCGTCAGGCTGTCGGAAGTCTGGAACAGTGTGGAGACATTCCCCTCCACGTCCTCAATGGTGCTGCTCAGGCTTTCGGAGGTGACGAACAGGCTGTTAATGTTGCCCTCCGCGTCTGTGAGCCGAGCCGACAGGTTTTCCGCCGTCTGTTGCAGTGTGGAGATATTCCCCTCGGCGTCCTCTAGCTGGCTGGATACCTGACCAACTGTAATAGTCAGGTTGGCCAGGTTTCCGGCCTGATCATTGAGCTGCACGAATACCGGCTGCGTGATGATACCCGCCATCTCGTCGAAGGACGCCGAGTTAATATTCTCTATGCCTAAATTGGAGAGCGAGTATGTGAGCTGCTCTTTGAGCATGTACAGGTAGTTCATTATGGTGAATACCTGCTGCTCGGTCGTTTTCCCGCTCAGGTTCGGGTACATGATATCCGTGTTCAGAATACTGCTCGGCATACCCGCTCACCCCCTTTACACCTTCGCCATCTGCCGGGCGGTTGTTTCCTCAAGGAAACTCTGGTAATCGGCCTGAGCCTTTACAGCGGCGTGCATGGCCTCCTCGACGTCGCCGTTTGTGTGCTGCCCGGTGAGCTTCTTGGCCACAACCAGAGTCAGCTTGTTGTTGGCGCTCATCATCTCCATGCTCAGGCGTGATTCCTCTGCCCGCAGGGCGGCGCGCCGCTCCGCCCTCTCTCTATCTGCCTTGTACTGCTTGCGCTCTCGCGAGCTATGCGCCTCGATTACGGCAACAATTATCATTGCAGCCGCCGACAAGAGGGACGGAATCCACTCCATAATTATTCCCCGCCGCTCTTGAGCTGCTTGTACACCTGATTTGCGCCCGTCGCGGCCAGGCCGCTCACTATGCCGACGGCCACGGCGGTGACGTAGTCACTCGCCGGAAAGTCCGGGATGCCCAGCGCGAGGCACACGACGCCCAGCGCGCCGCCGAGCACCCCGCATATCACGGGGAGCCACTTGTTGTCCAGCGCCGTGGCCTTCACCACCTGCGCCGCCAGATAACAGATGACGGTTATCGCCGCCACCGATGCAATGCCGAATTCCATGTTTCCACCCCCTATCAATCGAACTGGCCCGCGCGGTCGAGAATTACAAGGATGCGCAGCATCTCGCGCGAGATGTTATACACGTCCTCGGCCTCGCCTTCGAGGTAGCCCTTCTTCACCAGCTTGTCAAAGGTCGCAAGCCCCCACGGAGCCTGCTCCTTCACGTCGTCGCGGTTAACGTATACGGGATTAGTCACGTTCTCGCCCTCCTTTGCGATAAAATCAAACGGATAGTTCTTGCCCGGGCAGGCCGTGGCGGCAAGGTCTCTGTGCCTGACGGTCTGAGTGTCCGGATATCTCGTGCGCACGTCCAGCACCAGTGCGTGGAGCGCGTCGCGCTGAGCGTCGCTCATGGCCTCAAGCTCAAAATTGCCCTCGGCGCATATGCCTATGCTGTTGTGGTTGTACCCGGTCGTGTGCCCGCCGCTGGTGTCCTCCGGGCGCCCGCGGTAGATAGTGCCGTCCTTGCGCACGAAGTAGTGGTAGGCTATACCCTTCCACCCCTTGCTCAGGTGGTAGTTGTGTACGTCCTCCACCGAGCCGTTACCGGCCTCGTGGTGCAGGATTATGTAGTCGGTTTCCGAGCGCTTGTACAACGTCCCGTTGAACTTGAGCCCCACGTCTATTACTTCCACTTTGCCATCCTCCTTCGGTTTTGCCTCAAACCACAGCAGGACGTAATTGTACACCGTCCTGCCGTCGCCGGTGATGTGCGTCTCGCCGTCGTACCACTGCGAGCTGCCGGAGCCGTCCAGCACCATGCCGTCGACTATGCCGAGCCGCTCCATGCGGTCAACGATGCCCTCGAGTGTGTAGCTGTCCGTCGTGACCTCGATGTACCACTCGCCCGCTGCCGTGCGGCCGAGCCACGTCCGCTCCGCCGCGCGCTTGACGCCCGCATCGTACTTGTCCAGGTCCTGCACCTTGCCGCCTATCAGCGCCGGGACAGTGCTCACGAAGTTGTCCACGCCGTCCATCGACGTGACCCACTCGGGCAGCCCGTCGCCGCTCCAGCCGAGGCCCGTGAACGGCTCGCCGTACTGGCGGCTCAGCACGCGCCCGCCTGCCTTGTAGTTGCCGCACTGCTTCGGCCCGGCGTCCCACCAATGCCCGTTGGTCACGATGCAGTGACCGGTGTGCTCGGCGTGATAGGCCTCCCACACCGCCCGTACATTGGTGTACGGCGGCGTCATGTCTGCGTATAGCTCCGCATGGAGCAGTTTGCCTGTATATATCATCTCGTACCCCCTATCATTGGCTTACATCTATATTCCCCTTAGCCGGAAATGTTTAAAGTGCAATTATCAGTAACATAAAATACAAACCCTGCGTATATATCGTTTTTGAGCGTTTCAGCTCCGCCACTAACATTAAAACCTATATAACGATTCCCGTCATTTGTTAGGACACACAAAAGGGAACCTTTTGTTATTGTATGTTCGCCATCCGTTGATGGAGTTTCGCAATGATAGCCATCGGAATCACACCATATGTAGGTTGCTTCGTTCCAGATTCCATTAAGCGTAAATGTTACTTCTTCTGTTTTCCCGCCGACCGCGGCCGCATTCGTGCGACCGTTCATGCGACCACCCCCAGGGAGGTCAGGCAAAGGCAGTATATCGAATAATCGACCCGCCTCCGGTAACGTACTTGTCGAAATATTTCAATGTTATACCATCTTCGAGCAGCCAGAATCGAGCTTCTATGTCCTGCTCTCTTACTCCAGCCGCCGTTGTGTTCCGGATTACTGGTATTGCAGTTGAATATCCCAGTCCTATATTGCGATATATGATTACTAACTGCGCCGGGGCAGGAAGTTGTATCTGTATCCAGTTGTCTGAGGGAGATAATTGCCCGCTCGCTATCACCTTCAGTCCGCCGCCGGCGGGCAGCGCATTGGTCACGCCTCTCATGCGCCGCACCGCCTTTGTGCAGGGTAACGGGACCTAGAAGTTCGAGCCCCCCCCCGGAGCCATTTTGTGGTAATTATGCATTCTGCTGTACCTCCATTATGTTCTTACCGCGACACCGAAAAATCTGCGTTTGCGAAGTAGACATTATCAATGGAGCCTCCAACCGGCGGTGCGCTGCTCTCCGGCGGGGCCGTCGGATACATCGCAAATACGCTGCCCTTCGCAATGTATATTGTCTTTGGCGTCACAACTCTTTCGTAATGAGCCTCTTTGCCGTCAAACCATGCGACATCCATATACGTCGGTATAGCACCGCCTGAAACCCCGCTTATGCTAGCCGCTATGGTCTCCACACTCCCGCCGGCGGCGGAATTAGTCCGCCCGGCGCTCATGCGGACACCTCCGGGATTAGCCATACGCCGTATATTGCCAGCGCGACGGGAACACCGCGCCCGTTGTGATAGTTAGCCCGTCCGCCGACAGCCCCAACTCCCCGCCGGAAGTTGTCTCTCCAACATATACCGCGGTGTAATCCCCTCCGGCGTAGCTTGCAATAACAAAGTCTGCCGCTGATGGAATGGACGTGGTCGAGCCGCTCAATGCTCCGCTCGCAATCACCCTCAGCCCGCCCGAGGGCGCCGCGTTCGTCTCGCCCCTCATAGCGCGGCCTCCTGTGCAATGCGCCGAAGTCTAGACCTCGACGCCCCCCCCCGCTTTAATTCGATAAAGTTTGTTCAATTTATACACCCCCGAAAAAGCTTATAGTCAAGCCAGAGCTGGCTATATATGCGGCGCAGTAATCATCTTGTGCAACTGGTTCAAAATTGCCACTCCATCCATACCCGCTAGTTGTCATGCATGCAATCAACGTACCTTCTATTGCCTGTATGCTATCATCGGTTGTTTTTGTGTTGTATACAGTTATCTCTCCGTCAGCATTTGTATAGCAAATAGTACCGCCAGTTAGATATTGGTCTATGGTCACAGTTATTACTGCTTTGCTATCTCCCCCGCCGCCAACTGCATTACTCCGTCCGTCCATCGCTCTTGCCCTCCTTCGCCCTCGCGCGGATGATATCGAGGTTCCGCCGTAGCCGCTCGTCGTCCGGGGCCAGCTCTTGCGCTTTCTGCGCCGCGCTCAAGGCCTCGTCGTAGATGCCGAGCTGCCAGTCGGCTATCGCCTCCAAATCATAGGGGCCGGGGCCCCATGCCGCCGGGTCCGTCATGTAGTTGTAGTCCCGCTCCGTGATTGCCTGTGTGCGCATCGCCCAATACCGGCACAGCGGCCAATCCTCGCGCCGGTAATAGAGCTGCGCCAGTGTGTAGGGGGCCTCGCGCTGTGTTGGCGCTTCGCTCGCCGCCCGCGTGAGCCAATGCGCGGCGCTTTCCCAGTCGCCCAGCGCGTCGCAGCACTGCGCTATGTACCGCATGCTCGCCGCCCGCTCGGCCTTCCACGTCGCGCTCGGCAGCGCAAGGTGCCGCATCAGCGTCTCGATGGCCGCGCCGTACCGGCGATGAAACATGTATTCCCTGCCCAGGTAGTGCGTGTTGCGGTCGTTGGCCGGGTCCTCGCTCACGGCCAGCTCCAACAGCGGCAGGTATGAGCCGCGGCTCTTGGTGTCGTCCGGCCAGTGGTCTATGCGCAGGCCGGGTATAACCCGCTGCGTCTCGGGCCAGTCTGAGCGCAGCACCTCATGCACCGGGTACTGCCAGTGATAGCCATGGCGCGCGTGAATTTTGTCCGCCCAAAACGTCACGCCGTCGCCGCCGCTCATGTCGTGGCTCCAGACGTAGAGGTAGCGCCCGCGCGTTGTGCCCTCGCGCCACGCGGCCTCGATGGCCTCGCGCCAGCCGGGCGCAAGCACCTCGTCGAGGTCCAGCGCGACGCAGACGTCCACGTCCTCCGGCACAAGCTCCAACGCGGCGTTGCGCGCCGCGTCGAAGCGCCACGGCTTGATGACTAGCCGTCCCACGTCCGCGCCCAGCTCGCGCAGCCGCTCCGGCGTCCCGTCGTCGCTGCCCGTGTCAAGCACGCTTACGCCGTCCGCCCCGGCGCAGCTCGACATGAACCGGTCAACGTGCTTCCGCTCGTTTTTCGAGATTGCGTATATCCAGATTTTCATATGAATCCCTTCATCTTATTAGTCGCTTACCTCGCCTTCTCCGCGCACGAAAAGCAAATAACCGTTTAGTATGCCATCTATATTGACGTGCTCTACATCCCCGCTCAGCGAAAGTTCCTCGCCCTCGACGCACAGCAGCGAATTCTTTGCAGGATGGATTACAACGTTGGGGGTGTTCACGTTCATAACCTGAACTTCGCTCCCACCGTCTGTATAGCATACTCTAAAAAGCTGATAACGTGCTGAAATTATTACTGTTACAGTTTCGGCACCTCCACCGCCTGCGTTCGTGCGCCCCCTCATGCGGCCACCTCCGGGGTTAGCCGAGGGCGAGGTATCCAAACACGACGCCGGTTCCGTCCCAGTCCGTAAAGCGGATAGTTTGCTCGTCCACTAACCACGCGGAATACTTGTGACCGTCGGTACTGTTTGCCATGGCTTCCGCAGAAGCAAACACTATAAGTGGCACTGTGTCGTATCCGCCTTGCGCCCAACTTCCGATATTGTTGTCGCGTGACACAAACACGATTTTGACCGGCTCCGGAAATGTTACCGTTTGCCCACCTTCTGCCGTTCCGCTTGCTATCACCCTCAGCCCGCTCCCGGCGGGCAGCGCATTGGTCACGCCCCTCATGCGCCGCACCGCCTTTGTGCAGGGTGCCGAGCCCTAGAAGTTCGAGCCCCCCCCCGGAGCCATTTTGTGGTAATTATGCATTCTGCTGTACCTCCTGTCAGGTTGCCGCGCGGATGAAGCTCGCGCTCACGATGTTGACCGTCGCGCCCGGCCGCTCGCTGGCGTATATGTACACGCCGCCCGCATACGTCTCACATATCGGCGCAAGCTTGCCGAAGTCCGCGTCGTTGGGGTTAAACACTATGTCCGGGAAGTAGTCTGCCGTCACGCCGGCATAGGCTACACTTGCCCGGTACGGGTACGCCGTGTAAGTGCTGTTGCTGCTCCATGCGCTGGTTGCCACGGTCTTGTTGCTGCTGAACGCCAGTACGCTCGGAGCTTTGGCGTTAATCGTCACCGTGCTGCCGCTCTGGTTGAGGGTGACGTTGCTGCCGCCCTGAAGCGTCAGCGCATTGACCCCGTTGATGGTCGCGGCGGCTCCGGCCGCACCCGTGGGGCCTGTCGGGCCGGTCGGCCCGGCCACGGTAGACGGCGCGCCCTGCGGTCCTGTCGGACCTGTGGGGCCTGTTGCACCGGCAGCGCCGTCCGCTCCGGCGGGGCCAGTCGGGCCTGTGGGGCCGGTGGCTCCATTGGCTCCGGCGTCGCCGGTATCACCCTTCGGCCCTGTCGGGCCGGTAGGGCCGATCGCACCGGTATCGCCCTTGTCACCTTTCGCGCCCGGCGTGCCGACGGCGCCGGTCGGGCCGGTGGGGCCGACAGTACCCTGCGGCCCAGTGGGGCCGGTCGGGCCCTGCGCACCATAAGCGCCGTCCGCCCCGGCGGGGCCGGTCGGCCCAGTGGGGCCGATGGCTCCATCTGCACCAGCCGCGCCGGTTTCACCCTGCGGGCCGGTTGGCCCTGTCGGGCCGGTTGCACCGGTGTCGCCTTTGTCTCCCTTCGCGCCCGGCGCGCCGTCAGCGCCTGCAGGGCCGGTAGGGCCTGTAGCTCCATCCGCTCCGGCTGCGCCAGTGGGGCCAGTCGGCCCTGTCGGGCCTGTAGCACCCGTCGCGCCGGTATCGCCCTTCGCGCCGTCGGCTCCCGCTGCGCCCGTGGGGCCGGTTGGCCCGGTGGGGCCTTGTACACCGGCGGGGCCCGTGGGGCCGGTAGGGCCGGGGACTGTAGACGCCTCGCCCTGTGGGCCGGTAGGGCCGGTGTCGCCCTTGGCGCCCTGGAGCTGTCCGCCGTCCACCCATTGCGGCGAGCCTGCGACATTCGTCCAGGTGTAGATGTTGTACGGCGCGGCTGCGCCGACGTAGTAGTTATCGCCGATGTTGGGCGACGGTACGCCGCTCTGCAGTGCCTCGAGGTCGTCGTACTGCCCGAGGATATTCAGGCCCGAGCCTGTGTCGCCCTTCGGGCCGGTTGGACCGGTCGGCCCGGTTGCACCCTGCGGCCCGGTATCTCCCGTAGCACCCGTGTCGCCTTTAGGCCCGGTTGGGCCGGTCGGCCCCTGCGCACCTGTAGGGCCGGGAACCGTACTCGCTTCTCCCCGCGGCCCGGTAGGGCCTGTAGGGCCAATGGGGCCCGTGGCGCCCTGCGGCCCCGGCACAGTGGAGTCGGCGCCTTTAGGCCCTGTGGGGCCTTGCGCACCTGTCGGGCCGGTGGGGCCAGTAGGCCCTATTTCGCCTGTCGCGCCGCGCTCGCCCTGCGGGCCGGGTACGGTACTGGCCTCTCCCTGCGGCCCCGTCGGGCCTGTAGGGCCGGTTGCACCAATCGGGCCGGTGGGGCCGGGTACGCTCGACGGCGCGCCCTGCGGGCCGGTGGGGCCTGTAGGCCCCTGCGCACCGGTCGGGCCAGGTACGGTGGAGTTTTCGCCCCTCGGCCCGGTAGGCCCCGTGGGGCCGGTCGCGCCAATTGGGCCGGTGGGGCCGGGCACATTCGACGGTGCGCCCTGCGGTCCGGTCGGTCCCTGTACACCCTGCGCGCCGGTAGGGCCGGTCGGGCCCTGCGCACCGGTCATGCCCACGCCGCCCGTGGGGCCGGTCGGCCCGGTCGGTCCGGTCTCGCCTACTATCTGCTGCGGCTGCCAGTCCTCAGTCTGCGGGTCCCAAAAGTACGCCAGATACGGCTCTCCCGTGCCGACACGATAGCAGTCGCCCGCCTCTCCGGTCGGGTGAGCCTGTTTCAGCGCTTCGACAGAATCATATGTGCCGAGCACGACGAAGCCCGCGCCCTGCGGTCCCGTCGGCCCGATGAGGGACGCAAGCCACTCTTCCTCGCTTCCGACGAAGCCGTGTTTGACGGCGATGGCATATGCCGATATGTAATACCCGAGCCAACTACCCGGCCCCGGCGGATTGTACGGATTCATATCAATCCCTCCCTGTACGCATCCGCCGGCGCGTAGGTTGCCGCATACCAGCGAACGAAATTGTTGTAGACGTCGTTGAACATCTGCATCGTGTTCTGATATTTTTCGTACTCGCCGTTTGCGAAGTCGATTCGCGCGGCGAGGTAGGCCGGATAGAGGCGGTCATACGGGGGATTAACGAGCAGCTCCCAATCCTTGTTCTCGGGATAGCTGTACTGGACGACATCCACGCTTGCAATGAGCATTACCTCCGTCTGCACCTTGCCCTCTATCTCGTTGAGCCAGCGCGTCTTTGTCTCGGCGCTGAAAGCATTTGGCTTTATCTCGTCCACCTCATCGATGCACTGCTGGAGTGTGAGAGCCACTCGTGTCACCCCCTAACCGCTCAAGCAGATATCAGCTGAGTGCCGCCGCTCACGCCGGCCACGGCCGCGAAGCGCCAGTCGACGAAACCCGCGCCCCAGCGCGCATAACCGCGCCACTTGTTGGCGTCGTTGCCCTCGTCTATGCTGCTCTTGATATCCAGCTCGACACGGTTGTACCAGGGCGCCGCGCCGTGATCCTTCATGTACCTGCTGTCCAGCAGCACCCAGGGATGAGCACCGGCAGTGACGTACTTGTTGAGGTACGGCCAGACGATGACGTTCCAGCGCCCGAACAGGTAGTTGTAGGCGTTGTTGCTGGTCGCCGGATCCTTGTCCGCGCCGATGGCGGCAAAGATGTCGTTCTTCAGCTTGTAGTCGTTGGCGATGAGGATGGTGTCCGGCGTGATGTCGAGCACCTCGCCGTTGTCGTCCGTGACGTTCTGCATCGCGGTCTCCAGCGCGCCGAGCGCCGACGCGCTGAACTCGTCGCTGTAGAGGTTGGTCTGCGTCGCGTTCTTGCGGGTCTTACTCGGATGGGTCTTGCTGAACAGCGGCTGGCCGTCCGCTCCAGACACGTCAAAGGTTTTCTTGCCCACCTGCACGGTCTTGTTGCCGGCAATGGCCGAGCCGTAGAGCGCGGCGCCGAACTTCTCGCGCGTGCGGTAGTAGCTCTGGATAAAGTTCTGCGGCCTGCTGCGAAGGTCGGTGAAGGTCGCGTCATCAACCAGCTCGCGGGAGATGGAAAAGCTGCTTTTCCATGTTTCGTTGATGATCAGCTTCCTGAACGTCTCCTCGAAGTCTACGACAGGATAAGTGCCGTTCTCGCCGACAGGCTCCCAGTCGGCCATGGAGGTAAGTCCGCCGCTCATCTCGCCGAAGTGCTTGCTGGCGCTGATGGCGAACAGGTGTGGAAGCATGGACTCGGCCTCGAAGGCCTCGCCCTGCTTGAGAAGGAAAAGCCTCAGCGGCGCCTGAATCTTGCCGAACAGGCTGTCAGCTACGCCACTGGCTTCGGTTATAGAAATTCCGGGCATATATGTATATCTCCTTTCAGATTTTTAGTTGCGCGGCGGTATCAGCCGCCGCCACCGCCCGCGGCAGCGACCTGCACCACGCCGGGGAAGCGGACGTAAACGGTGTCGCCGATGGCGGTGCCGTCCATGCCCACGACTTCGGCTACGCCGCCCGTGGTGGTCGCCGTGACCTCGAGGCCGTCGGCGGAGATGGTCACCTTGTCGCCAATCTTGACGCTCGACGCGGCTACGCTCCAGGTGGTGGCGAATACCATGTCGGGCAGGATGCGGGTTACGGGTATGATGTCGCCGGCGGTCGCCGCCTCGCTCATGGTGCACAGGCTGACGTAGCTCGGCTGCGTGGTGCCGCTCGCGATGGCGAGCTGACCGCCGCTCATCGTGAGCAGCAGCCCTATAACCGGCGTGATGGCGCTGACGGGCAGATACTCGTTGCCGGGTATGATGTTGCCCTGCGTCTGGTGGAATTTAAAAGCCAATGATTACACTCCTTTCTTCTGTTTGGCTGCGTAGCGCGAGTAATCGCGCTGCATGTCGGCGTTGGATATCCCCGGCACCAGCTCGCGGTAGAACTCCGCGACGTCTGCCGGCACGGGTACGTCAGCAGCAGCGCCGCCGCGCGGCTTCTGCTTCTGCAGGTGGGCTTTGCTCGCCGCGGCGTTGCGAGCCGCCTGGCGCTCGGCGTCAATGCGCCGCTGCGTGAGCTTGTCCATGTTGACCAGCTTGTAGGCGTCCACCAGGGAAAGCCGGTGATTGCGCGCCAGATCGTAGAACTGCTTGAAGTTCTCCATCTTTCCGAGGTCGGCAAACTCGTTGATAGTCGGGTCTATCTCGTGGATCTGGCGCACCTGCTCGTCAATGGCGGCCTTGGCGCGCTCGCGCTGCGCCGCCTGTGCGGCCGCGCGCGCCTCGCTGACCTCGGGCTGGGAGTTTACGAACTCCTTGAACTTCTCCTCGCTCAGTCCGGCCTTCTTCAGGATCCGCTCGCGGGCTTCGCTGTTGATACGCGCCTTGTACTCGTTGTACTCGGCCACAGTCGTCACGGGCTTCTTCGTGGCGGGGTCGATAAGGTTCAGCCCCTTCACAAATTCGTCCATCTCGCGTGCCTTTTCCGCCTGGGCTATGCGCCTGGCCTCGGCCAGCATCTCCTCGCGACTCGGCGGCTTCGGCTTGTCCTTGCCCTCCGGGGGCTGCGCTTCGCCGCCCTCGGCCGGCTGCTCCTGACCTCCGTCCGCAGGCGACGCCTCACCCTCGCCGCCGTCGCCCTCATTCTCCGGAGCGTCCTCCTCGTGGTTGTCCGCTCCACCCTCCGGCGTCGTGTCGGCCTCCTCCGGTGGCTGCTCGGGGTTGGGGTTTTCCTCCTCGGGTTCTACGCCGAGGGCTTCGTAGATTTCCATTCCGTCCATGTGTCCTCCTTACCTGCCGTTACCGGTTCTCAGGTCGTTACCGGTCTTGATCTGCGCGGTGCCCTTCTTGCCGTTCGGGGTGATGGGCGCCTCGACGCGCTGCGCGCCGCTGTTGGAGATGCGGCCGGTGTAGCCGTATCCGCCGCGCTTGCTGTCCTTGTTAGCCATGCTCCCGTCCTCCTTTCTTTCGTGATGTCAGGTGGTGCCGGTCAGATATCACATAACGCCACCACCCATCTGCCCGCCGCTCGCGCCCTGCATGGCCTGCTGCACCGCAGCGGAAGCCTGCTGGGACGCGGCCTGTTGGACGGCCATCTGCATCTGCACTTGCTGCATTTGCTGCTGCCGCTGGAGCTGGTTTTCCAGGTATGTCCGCGTGTCGGCAGCGCCCGGATAGTGCAGCTGCTCCATGCGCGTCCAAAAGAGTATCAGCGTCTCCAAGCTCGCCGGGTCTCCGAAAGCGCCGGTCTGCAGGTTCATCCGAGCCTCCTGCCACATTGCCTCGCGGTTGTTCGCCAGCGGCGCCGACGTGTCGCAGGAAAACAGGAACTGATCGTTCCAGTACCATTCCCCGGCCGCGTCCTGGCGCAGGAAGTCGTAGCGGTTAAACGTGCCATACACCGTCTCGCCCTGCACGTCGGTGGAGATAACCGGGCGCGGCTCGTCCGCGTAGGCCAGCTTGAACTTGAACATCGCCTCGAACAGGGCGGCGTAGGCGGCGTTGCGCATCACGCGCTTGCTCTCCAGCCTGCCGGCGCTCTGGGCGGCGGCGAACTCCTTCGCCGTGCCGCTCGTGGCCGTGCTGTCCTTGCGCCCCTGGAACGAATCCGTGATGCCGATGATCTGCCTGGCCTCCTCGTACACATGCTCGAGGTACTCCAAGTCCTGCGCGATGTCGCCCTGGATGTTGAAAGCGCCTATCATGGCCATCTCCGCCGGGGTCCTGGGGTAGATGACCTTCATGTCGTTTTCGTCCCGCTGTATGCGGGCGTCAGGCGGGAAGGTCACGAAGCTGCCGAGGGAAATCAGCTTGTCGATAATCTTCTTCTCCAGCCGGTTTGTGGTGTTCTGCTGGTCGGCTATCTTGTCGATATCGCTGTCGCCGAGGAACTGCCCGTAGACGCTCACGTTTTTCTGCAATATCACCGGGTAGATGTTGGGCTTGTAGTACGGTATCCGCGTCGGCTCGAGCGTCACCGCTATGACCGGGTTGCCGAACTCGTCAAACTCGCCGGTCGGAACTGTCACCGGCTGCGCCCCGCGGATGACGCTGCCGTCGCTGCGCCTGATGGGGGAGTAGACCTCCTCGTAGTCCTCGGTGCTCTCCACCCACTCGGCGGAGCCGCAGTAAGGGCATATCTTGGCCGTGCTCCTGTCCTCGCCGTCCGGCGGCGCGGCGTACAGCTCGCCGTCAAGCCAGTTCATGCTCGCGCCGCGCCACTCTTCGCCGTCCGGCGGAAGTCCCGCTCCGAGCATCAAGTCCTCGCCCTCCGCGCCGACGGCGGCTGCGGCCTCGTCAAGCACCTCCTCGGCAACGTCCTGGGCGTCCTCCATCGGCTCCAGCGCCCCGCATACGGCGCAGCGGCGCAACCTTCGCGCCTGGTAATCCTCCAAGTCCTCGAGCTCCGTGTTGCCTACCCACGAGTAGAGGCCGATGCCCCCGGAGTCGTTGCGGTAGTATGCTATGTACTGCGTTACCATGTCCTCGGCCGTGTCGGCCTCCGATGTGCTCTTGATGTCCGGCTCGGTCTCGCCCTCGGCGCTCACGTCCACGCCGTAGCGCCGGCGGATGTACTCGCGCGTCTGCGGCATTTTGAGGATGATGTAGTCCATATCCTCGATGCCGGTGTACACGCCCGCCTGCGGCACTATCTGCTTGGGATGGATGGGCGAGACGGTCAGCTCGCCGACGGTGTTGTGCGTCCGCTCCGTGTTGTCCCACTCGACGAGGTACGCCGCCCCGCCCTGGATAGGCACCGTCCGCTCCATCATGTCGTTGAGCTGCTCGAAAGGCAGCCTGTCCATCTCGTTGCGCAGCATGTCCTCGATTATCTTCGCCAGCCGCTCGTCCTCCGGCCGCACGGCCGTGACCTTCGGCGCGGGCAGCGAGCTGTTGACCTGGCTCTCTATCATCTCGGCGCAGATGTTGCGGACGTGCGGGGTGTTGCTGTTCTCAATCCTCGCCGTGCCGACCAGCGGCGTTATGCGCCGGCTGCCCTGGTATAGGTCCTGGCGGGTGTCCATCTGCGCCCGCTCAGCCTCGTACTGGCTGTCGTTTCTGCCGAGGCGCTCCTGCCAGAGCGCAAGCTTGTCGTTAGCCATATTGCCTCCTTACGGATGTGGCCCCCACATCTCGAGCAGCAGTCGCCGCTCGCTCTCGGTGGCCCGTGAGTAATCTTCCAGCATGTCCTTCGTCCAGTTGCTTCGCAGCGGCGCCGCCGGAACGGATGCCCGGCGCGTCCAGTACACGCACCAGCCGCGGAGGGCGTCCGGTCCGTGCGTCAGCTCGTGCGGCTCGGTTGCCACGTCGTTGATGCGCTTGTCGTCGTAGCGGAGCTGAGGCAGCGTGCGGATGAGGTTGACGCACTGCGGGAATATCCTCAGCTTGGCAACCTGCACACCCTGCTCGTCCTCAAACACGTGCAGCCGCTCGTGCATGGCCATCCAGCCGTCAATTCTGTCGTTGCTGGTCTGCGTGAGGTAGATTCCGCTCTCGGCAAAGATGTCCGCCACGCTCTTGCCTGTCTCCTGCCGTGCGTTCCACAGGTCAGGCGGCGCCAGATAGGCGGCAATGTCGCCGTTGCCGGCGAGCGCCTTGACCTCCGCCGCGGCCTCGCTGACTATCAGCCCCTTCGCGCCCTCGCCGAGGTCGCGCCCCTTGTACACCTCCTGCACCACGTATGCCATGTCGTGGTCGTCCACGACGATGAGATAGGCCGCCAGCATGTCCAGACCGTAGTCGAGGGTGATGTACCGCCGCCACCACGCCGGGATTGCAAACGGCTCCACCACGTGCACGTCTCGGTTCCACTCGCTGAAATACTGCCCGGCGAATATATCCCAGGAGCCGTTCAGCCACGCTTCGCGCAGCTCGTACGGCAGGGAGCGCAGCATGTTGATGTACTCCGGGTCTTTTTTCATCAGCACGGGGTTGTCCGTGACCTTGGCCTGAATGAACTCGTAGTCCTCCGGCCGCTCGCCCTCGACGTACTGCCGGTCGATAAACAGCCGCTTCACCCACGCGTGGCCTACGCCGCCGGGGTTGCAGGTGAGGTACATCCGCTTCGGAAAGTCGTTCGCGCCGCGCAAACAGCCCTTGAAGGTCTGGAATTGAAACTCCGTCAGTTGCGTGGCCTCGTCGATGAAGATGATGTCGTACTCCTGCCCCTGGTATTGCAGCACGTCCCGCTCCGCGGAGCAGTAGCCGAACCGGATGTACGAGCCGTTTGGGAAGATGAATCGCTTCTCCTGCTCCTTCCACCGCGCCAAATCCCGCAGCTCCATTTGCAGAGGGAGGATGTGGTTGTCGCGCAGTTCCTGGAAGCTCCGACGCACTATGAGTATCTTGATGCCGTCGTACCGGCACGACAGCAGCATCGCCTTTGTGCGTACCGCCCACGTTTTCCCGCCGCCGCGCGCCCCACCGTAGGCGATGAAGCGACGTCTGGCTTTGAAAAAGAGCTTCTGCCGCTCGTTCAGGTTCAGCACCTTAGTCGGCATACTCCGCCGCCTCCTCTCTCGTTGCCTCCCGGAAGGCGAAACTGAATCCGCTGTCGTCGTTTACCATTGCTTCGATCTTGTTGCGCCACCGCTCCGGCGCGCGGTTCGTCAGCCAGAATATTTGCGCCTTGACGTTGGGCTGTATGTAGACCTGCTCGTCGGCGTAGACTATTTCCTCGCTCTCCACACGCCGGCCGCGCTCGTCAAACGAAATCCGCCGTACCTTCATCGGCTTCTTGAGTGTCCGGACACCGCCGCGCGCCGCGTCGAGCAAAGACTCCTCGACGCTCTCATTGATCGCGCGCGCGTCCGCGCCCGCGCGTGCGCGTGTCACCGCCTCCGACATCTCCGGGTATCTCTTGAGCCAGTCGTAGTATGTAGAGCTGGACACGCCCATCTCGCGTGCCATCTCCGCATCGGTCAGCCGCGGCGCCATTTCCGCGAGCTTTTTCAGCCCGTCCTCCGTGAGCCAGGCCTTGTATTTGCCCTTCGCCATCGTCCTCACAAACTCCCTTCCGCTACGCCCGCCGGGGCGGCGAGCATGCGCTTCAGTTCGTTGCTCGTCCTCTCCCGCGCGAACCCGCTTCGCTGGGCTTCGCGTGGGTTTCCAGACACAGCCTCCTCTCGCCGGTCGTCCATACTGCCATTGTGAGGCTAAGTGCCCCCTTCTTACCGTCAACATTATTTTCCAGTCGATAATAAAAAAGAGCCGCTCCCCGTATGGGGAACGGCCTCAAACGCCTCAAGGCACGCCGCCGCGCGCCTACCATAGTTCAAAGAATCTTCGTCTAATTCTGTCTAACGTAGCCCCGGAAACAAAGTGCTCCATCGTCACCCGCTCCCAGCTCGCGCGCGTGCAGAGATAAGCCCGGAGCGCCCCCGCATGTTCGCCCCCGGCTTCGAGTATCAGCCTGTCGATTTTCTCGCGCAGCTCCGCCGGCTGCCCCGCATAGTTCTGGCAGTCGAAAAAGATTTTCCCCTGCTCGGCGTAGCTCTTGTGCACCGAAGGTAGGTACTTAAACCTTGTCGCCACGCCGTCGCCCCCTCTCCGCATCCGGAACAATGCGGACAAACCGCGCCCGGACATACCAGGCGTGGTTGACGTCGTTGTGCTCGCTGGAGCACTCCACGCAGCGCCAGCCCGGATACAGCCGCTCCAGCTCGTTGTATCCGAGGCCCGCTTCCGCAGCCTCGCCCAAGTCGTCCAAATCCTCCAGGCTCATAGCTCCATCACGCTGCACCGGCTCCGGCTGAACAAGGTTTCGGGAGCCGCTCCAGCGCTTATACATGCTCCGCTCCTTGGTGATATAACTGGCGAGGCCAACGATGCCGCTCTCTTCGTCAAATTGCAGACGCAGGCAGTTGGCCGTGCCGAGCTTCCATATATCCTCCATCTCGTCGCGGCTCAGTCCTCCGGAGATAATCAGGTGATGATGGACTCGGCCGGATTTCTTTCCGTACTCCGTCGTAAGCAGATACTTTGCCGGCTCAAGCCCGGCTTTTTTTCTGCGCCTGTTGACTCGGCGTATGTAATTGCGGGCCAGGCGGGACGCATCGTCTGCGCTTTCCGGCTGCCTTGCGTATGTAAGATGCAGCGCGTAATCCTCCGGTCCGAAATTGAGATTGGCAAGGCGAGCGAATTTCTTTTCGGCATTGCGTTGATTGAGCTTTTCCTGCATTTCTGATGTCGGCTTAGACTTCTTGCGCCTTATTCCCGGCTTCTGAAATACTGGATATATGTCCGCGTCCATGTAATTGCCGCAGACATAGCTCTGTTCCCGAACGAAGGTCCTCCCCTTATATCTGCTCACGCCTGCTGCCTCCTCACTGGTCGCTGAGTTAAGATACGTTACAAGCTCGAAACTACGCGCGCACGCGCGCGTAGTATTAAATGTAGTATGTGTCCTCACAATGAGGCCCGCACCAGCGGGCCCCGTGGTCAAAACACATCGCCGATTTCGCTAAGTAGTTGCTTAGCTATGTTCGCTATATCTATCGCCGGGAGGCTAACAATTTCTGCTTCAACCCCGGCTCGTTTGAGAACACCCAGCATTTTTTGCCGCTCGCACTCAGCAAGCGTCCACATAAATTCAGCCAGTTCGTATGCGTTCATCGTTTGTATGAGCTCTAGCAATGTCATGCTTTCTCCCCGTTTCCCAGTGTCAGGCGTCCGCTCTGGTACGCCTCGAACAGTGTAGTGCCGCTGTTGTCCACCAGGTAGGGCAAGAACACCTCGTCGAGCTGCACCATTCCGGCCTCGATCAGCGCCATCTGCGCCATCACCCAGTCGCGGACGTTTCGCCAGGCCGTCCGCTCCGCCTGACCGTCGGCGGCTCTGACCTTCTGCCGGGCGAACACCGCCCGCACCCCGTCCACGTTCGCCGGTAGCTTAAAGCCGAGCATCCCACGCGGCGTTGGTATCGCAAATGTTATCCCGCTCGGCGTGCCTTCTTCGTAGTCGACCATGATCTTGCTGACGCCGTGGGCGGCCAGCGCTCCCTGAATCTCCCCGACGCTGCGGTACACGTCAATCTCCGTCGTGTAGTTCTTTATCGCCATCTTTTATCCGCTCCTCCCACCGTGTGAGCTTTTGCGCTATCCGGCACTCGTCCCGGGCGATATGAAGCGTATCAAGCACGGCAATTACGTCGCTTGCTTCCTCCACCACAGACTCGAAAGCGTCGTCGGCGTCAACCGGCGTCGGGTTCTTCCTGTTGATAACCCGCCGCATCTTGAGCGCTGCATGTGCCAGCTCGGCAGCCTCCTCGGCGAGCTGAGCATAGATTTCGTCCAGTTCCAGTCTGTCACGCACAAAGCTCGCCGCTTTTTTCTGGACTGCGCGCACTGACGGCCGCCCATAGCTGCCCAGCGCATATGCACCCGCAAGGAGTGCTTTGTTCTCTTCGTCATTCAGGCGCTGCTCAGCCTCCTTGTCCATACTTAAGAACTGTTTAATATAGATTTCATCCATGTGTATCACTTCCTAACCTTGCCAAAGACCAACTTAATCAAGAAAAGCACCAGCCATATGCCGGTCGCCACTGCCAGCGAGACGGAAAAGCCGAAGCACAGCCCTATGAGCTTCAAAAGCCCGACTACAATTGCCCAGCTCGCAGCGCAGAGTACCAGGTATATCAAGACAACAACGATTATTTCAAGCATAAACTTACTCCTTCCTGTCTCGCTGCTCCCAGTCGTCCCATGTCAGTCCTCCTTCTGACCACGCCACTCGCCAAGCACATCAACGTAATAGAGCCACTCCGCTATACCCATTCGTGTACGCGCAAACTCTATCAGTTCATCAACGGCTTCGAGCACTTCCGGAGATTTAGCGGCGTTAAGCTCGGCCCGCAGCTCTTCGAGGGCGTCGGCGGCTTGAATTTCTCCGCGGTCAGCCGCCTCCCTGATATACGTTAGAGCTTGCATCTCATTCGCGTTCGTCAGCCGCGAAATCAGCTTAGCAGCGTCCTCAACTGTAATGTGTGTTATCATGCGTCCTCCTCTCCCTCCGGCCAATTTGCGCTCACCTCTATATCGTCTGGGTATGCCGCCATCTTTCGGGCGAGCTCGTTCAGCGCGTCGTCCACGGTTAGCTGCTCATTATAGCGGTACTCCGCTACGTCAAGCGCGGAATACTGCCCGTCGTCCCAATCGTCCGGGACGTCGATATATCCAGTGACAGTTACAGCGATTTTCATGTCTCTCCCTCCGGCGGGCGGCGGTCAGGCGGTGCGGGAAGGGGCATCCAGTGGGTTATATCGTCAGCTATGTATGCATCCCCGATTTCGCTATACACCCAAAACCGCCCATTGTAATAACTCCCCGCTTCTGCAATATTCCACTTTGCGCTCCACATAAGCACTTGTGCATTCTTCTCCGGCAGCCTCTCCTCCACGCTTATCCACTCGTTCGGCGGGGTGAGGGTGGGAAACGCCTCAATTATATCCAGAACATCGTCGATGCTTGAAATCATGCCCTGTTGGTCATGCCATGCCATTGAGGTTATGAGCTTGTCCTTATCAATCGCCCTTGCCAGCTTTCAGCGCCTCCCCAAAAATATTATTGCTCGCAAAACTTGGCTCGTATCTGTCGTTGATACCCCATATAAGGCCGCTTCCCTGGCATTGGTGACACATTTCGGTTGTGTTGGTGCTTGTGGAATACCCGTTAACCGAGAGATAGAACCCGCCCGGCACAATTCCGGTGCCATTGCAAATAGGGCATCTATATGGTCTCATGTTGATTCTCCAATTTCATGCACACAGCCCGCTCACAGTCGGGCAGGAAAAATCTCTCGAACAGCCACCACGGCGTGATGGCCAGAAGGATAATCCACGCTATATCACTCAACAGTCTCATGTAGCGCCTCCAATCTCTCCATCACCATCTGCACGGCCTCGTCCGTAAGTGGTTTTCCGCAAATGGGGCAAAAGCTCGGTTCATAGCAAGTGTCGCTCGAAGAATAGTCGCTGTGCGCTACGATGTATGGAAAATCATCCAGCTCTATCTTGCAGAAATCACACCCAAGAAACATCCGCTCCACCTGCTCCCGGCTGACGGGGCGGAGGACGGAGATAGCAACAGCAAGCGCCTCCATGTATGACATTACACCGGGGTAGTCTTTTTCAGGGCTAGCGCTCAAATAATAAAACTCTTCGCAAATTTTATACTGTTCATCAATCCTTTTTATCGCTTCTTCCCGCGTAATCATGGCTGGGCCTCCTTCCGTTTATCCATCTCGACCCGCACGGCTGTCACAAAATCAAGCCAGTCCTTTTCGTATGCGTCAGTTTGACCGTTCCTGCCAGACAACCACTCGTTGATATCCCTATCAAAACACCACAGTGTCTTATCAGGGCAGTTTGGTAGCATGGGCCTTATCTCATCCATTACAAGGCTGGGCATATAGCTCGCCCGTCCGAGCGCATACCGGACGGCACAATTCAGCACAGCGCCGCCAAAATCGTCATTGCGGTCAATTTTCATTCATTGTACTCCTTCAAATATTTCAAATAGCTCTCGCGGTCATGGAACACTTTTACTTTTCGCCCTCGTGAGCGCAGCTGACGTGCTGACGTATCAGCTATAGCATCATCACAAATAGTTACGCTCTTAATTGTCGTGCCATCTGTGGCAACTAAATATACATCGTTCATTCTAGCATCTCCATCTCCTCCGCACTCAGAATCGGTGCGCGGGTGTTCCAGGCGAGGTACACATCAAATCTGGTTTTCCCCTCAATGCGCATGGCGCCGGCCTTTTTACAGTCATGGAAAAAGCTATATTTCCCCCACCTGTAAAATAAATCATCTTCTGTAGGGGTTTTCCCGCACCACGAACACGGCACCAGCGCCCCCGCATCCGTCAGCCGCTTCGCCGCCTCGTGGTCGCCCAGGAGGGCGCGTCTGTAGTCATCCACTTCAATGGCCTCCCTCAACCTCCACAGTCGTCCGCCTCATCTGGCAGGCCGGCAAGTATCTCCGCCAGCTCCTGCAAGATAAGCGCGAATTCCTCGGTCTTGAAATACTTGCCCGCTCTCTTTCTCCAGGCCTCCAGCTTTTCCTCTCCACACATCTCGCACAACAGCCTCCATGTGTTTCGATTACTCCCGAAGCAGCAGTTCAGGCCGCTCGGGGAAAGCAATATCCCCATTTGTACTATCTCGATGCCGCCCTTTGTAAGCTCGTGAAAGAAGTTCTGGACGTCTACGCCCCGGCCTTTCCCTTCAAAAATCGTGTACTTAAAGTTCACAGCTCTACCTCCTCTAACATTTCCAGCTCTAGCATCACCGCCACCTGCACCCGCTCCGCATCGCAGCAGTGACGGCGAAAGCCAAGCTTGTCCCGCTCCATCCACTCGTGGGTGAGTATTGCCTGGCCCCGGCAGGCTCCGATGCGCAGAGTGTGCTCGGCTCCGCCCGTGCGCCATGTCAGCGCCCCCTCGCCGTTTTGCCGTTCCGAAAAGCGCGGCGGGCCCTTAACATCGACGCCGAATACCCGCCGCGCCAGCTCCCGCAACCCGGCCTCACTCGGCCGGAGCCTGTACGCCTTCATTCACTTCTTTGAGCATTCCCGCCGCCAGGAGTTTGCCTATGCTGACGCGCATAAAATCCTGTTCGCAATATATAGTGTCCTCCGTGTTCAGCCGCCGGATATTGCGCATCAGTATTATTCCTTCGGTGCCGGTGCTCAGGAAATACTCGTACCTCTCACCGGTGAGCGAGAATTTCAGCGACATCTGCCCGTCCCTGTAGCGCGTGAACGCTATGTTTTGCCGCTCCGGCAGGGTAAAGCCCAGGCTCTCTACCAGGTCGCAGAGCTTGTCCTTGTTTCTTACTAGTTCATACGCCATCTTCGCGCACCTCCCAGTCGATACCCTCAAGCTGCTGCCACGTCCGGCTCGGCAGTTCCGGGCGCTGACAGCTTATGTACAGCTCGCTGTCGGCGTCGCCGAAGCACAGCGAGCCGGGTTCTTTGAAGCAGAACGCGCTCATATCTGCGGCAAGCGAGCCGGGTCCCGTGACACGGTACATCTTCCCGGTCATCGTGAGCACCAGCGGTCCGGAAAAGCGGATAGGCAGCAGCACGCAACTCATAGTGCTCTGCTCGTGGCGTGCGAGTGTGTTGTAGTCGCTGTCGAACACTCCCTCGGTCATGTCCTGCCACTCCCAGCCGCTCTTAGTTTTATAGACGTGTCCGCACTCGCCGTCGCCCGGTATGTATCCGAGCATTTCAACGAGCGCCGCGAGCGTCAGCTTCGGCGGCTCATTCGCTCCGGAGAGCCGTATCTTCGCCGCCCAGTCCCAGGAAACCAGCCGCGCGGTATTACCATTTACGCAAATCTTGAATCCTGTCATTCCCGAGCGCTTGAGTGCTTTGGCTAGGGCTTTGTCGTTGATTATCATTTCCTGCCTCCTTTTGCGGATGCGTTCGGCCGCAGCTTCATCCGGCGCCGCCAGCTGCATATGCTCGCCACTGTAGCGCCCAATTCCTTGGCCATCGCTCGATCGGTCATCCCCTGATAATAGAGCTTTAGCCGCGCATCCTGTTCCTCTTTCGTTATTTTGTTGGAGCTTTGGTCGTTTGGCGGCAGTCCGCGCGCCCGCCGCCAGCCCAATATAGCGCTGGAGCTGGTGCCCAGTGCTTCGGCTATTTTGTGGTCGCTAAGCCCCTGAGCATAGAGCTTGTCCCGCTCCGGGAAGCTTTGCAGTTTTCGGCCGGACCGGCTGCGCGCGCCCTTCTTTTGCATGTCATCTAAGGGTTCGTACTTGTCGCATGGCTCCGGGTAGACAACGATTCTTCGTCCCCGCGCGCTCTGTACTATCTGCCCTCGGGTATGCCCAGTCCGGAGCAGATAGGCGCAGGCATCAATGTCCGCATCATACTTTTTGCACTTGCGGCAGACCTCAATGTCCATTATCGGTCAAACAGGCTCGCTTGCGCCGCTTCGGCCTCGCGCAGCCGCTCCGCCGCTACCTGCTTCTCTGCGGCCTTGGCCTCGCGCGCCGCTTTCGCCTCACGCTCACGCTCTATTCTTTCGCGGATAGCCACGCGGGCCGGACTGTCAGGCCGAGGTACGGGCTTGGCGGGCTTGTCCCTCTTCGTGCAGCTCGGCCAGTGCGGACGGTATCCGCTCCCGGAGCACGTCGACGGCAGGCCGTCCAGCATGGCACGGGCATATGTGCCGTTGCGCTGGTATACCATTACGCCTCGCTCGTCGTCGCTGAGCCAGTATTTGACCGGCGTGGCGTCGCACGGCATTAGCTTGCCGTTGGTCGTGCGGATGAAGATTATCGGCTTGCCGCAGTGACGGCATAGCGTATCGTACCCCGGATAGTCAGACATCGCCGTAGTCCTCCGCGTCCAGCTCCGGCGTGGCCGTCATAACCGGCTCCCCCTGTTCGACATCACACTCTGCGTGCAATTTGAGTTTGCTGCTTATGCCCCAGTCCTGTGCCGCGGCCAGCACGGCGAAGTAGCGGTTGACTGCGGTTACTTTGGCCGTGCCATGCTCGGGATGGGTTACTGTCCAGTTGTAGATTGTGACTGACACTGTATGTACCTCCCTGTCTCTGTTGTTGTACTGCCCGCTCTCGTAGGCCCATGGATACTGATAACAAAACACATGGTCGTCTATCTGCCTCCAGACGTAGCGGCTCTCCGGCACGCCGTTGAAGTACACCACGTCCAGCGGTGTCACCGGCTCGCCGTATAGTGCAGCCATGACGGCCATGTAATTTTCAAGTGTAGGTATGGCTCGCGCCGCGCCCTCCGCCGTCGTGAACTGCCCGGCGGAGTAGACCACCTCCTGCGCCGTGTCCGGGAAGTTGTCCGCCCAAATGCGGTTTAGGATGCACTCGGCTACGGCCTGCTGCCCCTCAAACGCCTGGTTGTTGCTCTCCAGGTGGACAATGCGGGCTATCAGCTCTATCTCGTCCTCGGTCACCGGCGCGTACCGGCTCGTGAGCGTGACCGTCGCCGGGACCGGCTCCGGCTCGGGTGAAGGCTCCGGTGCCGGCGTCTCCGGCGCGGCCAGTGTGACGCTTGTCCAAGTTGCCGCCGGCAGTTCCGCCGCCGGCGGCTCGCCGTCTGCTAAGGCACGTATCAGCACCAGCGCCAGCAGCCCCGCCAGAAGTGCAGAGAGCAGCAGCGCCTCCACGGCCCGCCTGAACGGGGACCGGCGCCGCTCCGGGCGCCGCCGCTCGTTTATCATTTCGTTTACCTGCTCGGCGAGATATTCCTGCATCTCGCGTTCATCATATGTGTGCACACTGGTTTCCCCTCTCAGTCCGCCAGCTCGTAGCCATACGGACGTATTATCCTGTTGATGCCGCTCCGCATCCGTGCCCTTTCCTCGGCCGTGGCCGGTCGATGGTGGACAATGCAGGTTGTAACCCCCTGCTTGGGGCCGTAGTCATATCGCATTATGTACCCGTCCGCGATTTCCTCCCGCGTGACGATGGGATATATAGGCTCATTCAAGGCCCCTCACCTCCATTTGCCAGCCTATGCAAGCTGCGCCTTGTCCAATTCCCCAGTTGTCCCCTCCCGCCTCTAGTGGTAAAATGGCTTATTAGGGACTGGAAGGGAGCACAAGGGTTATGCTTCTTCACTTTTGGCTTTCAATTCCTTGTACCGCCCCACAAGTTCACGCAGAGCATCCTCGTTTACTGGTATCCACCGTCCACCATCAACGTCGGTGAGCACATCCATGCTCAACACTTCATCCTCAATCGGACCACACAGCCGGCCGGTGGCTCCACGCGGACAGCCCTTGTAATCTAAGAACAGTTTCCCGAATTTACCAAGGCGCTCCATAGCCGCCTTGTAATCAGGTCGGTTCCTCATTACTGCGCTGTTTGAAACGCATCAACTACCGTTGCCACGCTGACGCCTAAGACTTCCGCCAACCAATTCAGCTCGGATATTTTCGGTGAGCGTCCCTTTCGTGTCATTTTGTTAATGGATTGTCTGCTTCTGCCCACTTGACGTGCCATCTCTGCTTCGCTGCCGAAGCGCGCTTTTATCAAAGTTTTAAGTGCTTGATTGTACTCGCCCACGGCTACCTCCTCCCGTTGCCTTCCGCTCCGCCGGATGGTAAAATGTCCGCGAAGGGAGGTGAAAATATGTTGCTTGATATTCTCGGCATAGTGCTTCCCGTGCTGGCTACGATAGTTGCCGCTGTCATTGCCAAGCGCTCCGCTTCTAAAGAGTTGCAGATTAAATTTGACCATCTGCAAAAGCAGTGGGAGCACGAGCGCGAGCTCGCCGCCGAATCCCGCTTCTCGGAGATGGTGGCAGCCGTATCCCGCACCGCCAATACGCAGGACTGGCAGCCGAGGACGGAAGCGTTCGCGCTCGTCGCTTCCATGCGCGCGGAGACGTCCGGCGCTCTCGCCGAAGCTCTTGACCGGCTGTATGATGACCTCCACAAGAGCGACCGCAAGCAGATAGAAGCCGCTCTCACCTCAGCCGTTCAGCTGTACCGCGATGAGAACCATCAAAAGGCTCCAGAATAGTCCGAGAATCGCGCTCGCCGCAGTTGCCGCTGCTGCGGGCGCATTTCTTTTCGCTTTAACCAGAACCGTCGTTGCTATCGCCGCCGTCAAAAAACCTGCTCCTAAGCCGAGCCAAGCGCCGAGCCAGATCCCGGCCGGCTTTGCAATCCACATAACGCGGATTATTGCCTGTACAAGCATAAAAGCGATGTAGCCGCCAACCGGCACCCAACCGAGTTGAATCTCAACATTTTCAGCTATGTAAATGTTTATGCCCTTTTGGTTTTGAATGAGTACGCTCACGTTTATATTCTTGTCCGTGATCCGCAGCACAAGCGCAGGCGCGAATATCAGAATCGTATATGCTGAAAGGCATATAATGAAAGCCCATTCAGCCGCAGTGTCCGTCACGCCGGAACCTCCCTTACTGTGACGAATGTCTTTAGAGAAACCCCAAGCATCAAGCAAATCCGAAAGTATTCATCTGCCTTAAATGCTCGCTTATCATTTAGTGAAAGTGTGAGCTGGTTTTCGGTCATACCGCACGCCGCTGCAAGCCAGTTTTGTTTAATCCCGGAATTGGCGATGTATTCTCTCATACCTTGCGTATCTACAGTGTCCGCGCGTCTCATATCCGCGTCTCCTTTCCAAATATCATTTGGGTTCATCTGCATAATATCAAATAATATTTTGATTGTCAAGTGCAAATCAAATTTTTATTTGACTTTTGCCTAGCTGTGCGGTATTGTATCTTTGAGGTGAGACAAATGTTTTATAAAGCGCTGGGGCCACTCTTGCGCAATGCGCGCAAAAGTGCTGGTTTATCTCAGGAAGAAGTTGCTCAACGTATGGGCATAACAAATCAAAACGTGAGTAGCTGGGAGCTAGGTAAAAGCAAAATTGATATGAACCAACTTTTGCAGCTATGCTCTATGTATGAAATAGATTTCACTGACATATTGCAAAGGGCAAGCGGCAGCGTTCCCAAGATTGCGCCTAGCGAATATACTTCCGGAGAGCGTGAGTTAATAGAGCTTTATCGCCGCGCGGATGAATCTGACAGGCTCGCAGTCAATCTCATTCTTCAGAAATATGCAGACCCTGCCGAAGCAGTGCCAGCGAATGTCGGATAATATATTTTGATGATTACAGAAAGTAAAACGAGAGAGGGCGATTTTTATAGATATTCTTTTTTCTATATTCATCGCTATAATGAGCGTCTATGGATTTCCCTTTATTATTTTTTCGATTAGAGATAGCATTAAATACCGACGAACAAAAGCTGAAAATACGCAGAAGAAAGCGTATGACGCCTTAAAGCAGGAACTAGAGACAATTGAGGCAAAACATGATAAGCAGGTCAAAGCCCTTACTGTTGAGCATAACCGTAAAATCGTCGCTTTGACAATTGAGCGCAATCGCGCTGTAGATGAATTGGAAAAGCACAAAGCTAATTTAAATGCTTTGCTCTCATCTAACCTTACGGCCATGCCCTGGCTTGCCGGTATGATGGCTGACTATCTAACATACGATTTTGAAGTTGAAGCTAAAAAGCTGGAGTGGGGTCATAACGTTCAGCGCGAGAAGAAAATAGCGTCAGTTCGTGCCATACGAGCTGACGCACAAAAGCGTATCGAAGAAGCTAAAGTCGCTACTTACCAACTAGAGTATCTTCGCACATTGTATCCCGCTCTCGACGACATCCTTGAAACAGACTATAAAGGCCTCAATTTCACAGGCGAAATATCGGAATATGACCCTGTTATGGAATACCTGTCGCGCGAGGAATGGTTGTCCCTTTCCCAAATAGAACGCGACCAGCTCGCACTTGATAGGTATATCCAGTCCCACAACAAGAGTAAGTGGCAGATAGGCCGAGACTATGAGCTTTCAGTGGCTTATGAGTATAGCAAAAAAGGTTATGTTGTTGATGCCACTGGAAGCTATTTGAAACTTGAAGATATGGGACGAGATATAATAGCCAAGAAGGACGACATCATTCTGATTATCCAGTGCAAATACTGGTCATCAAATAAGACCATTCACGAGAAGCACATTATGCAGCTTTACGGAACCTGTGTTCTCTATCGTATTGAGCACCATGTATTTCCCGAATCAGTAAGAGGTTTGTTTATCACAAACACCAAGCTATCCGAAAAGGCGAAGTCTGTGGCAGCTTCCTTGCACATAACAGTAGTCGAGAATCACGCTTTGACGGATTTCCCAAGAATAAAGTGTAACATTGGGCACGGTGAAAACGGTGAGGCAACCAAGATTTATCACTTGCCCATGGATGCACAATATGACATCACGCAGATTAAAAACCCCGGAGAATTCTATGCCTTTACCGTGCAGGAAGCAGTCGACGCAGGATTCCGCCGGGCGTTCAAATGGCACGGACAATAAACCCCGCCGCCCGTGGCGGGCGGCGGACGTGTAACTATCTTGTTATTTTTTGTTTCTGGAATTTAATAGGCTGGCACAATATATAGATATTGTGTTTCAAAATTGAATATATTGCCTACATCTTGCGGTTGCATTTTCATTTTTTCGCACATATAATAATGGTGCGGAGATAATTCCGCATCTGTGAACTACAACGTCTGTTGTGTGTCACGCCAAGCGGATAGCCCGAGCCGTAAATCGGGACCGGAAAAAGCGGTTAGTCTGTACCGCAAGTCAGACCTGAAAAAAGCGGAAATCCCTTGCCGTTAAGTAGGGACTCAAAAAGAGGTAGGCAGAGCGCCTACCTCTTTTTTATGTTAGGAGGAAAAATGGAGCCACTAAAGCTGTATCGAATATCTGATAAATACATACGTTTTTTGAAGGGATGCGACAGTCGCGTTCAGGATAATAAGAATCGGCGCCGACCATATGTTGGAGTCGTACTATTTGTGGGTACATATAGATATTTTGTACCCATGGAATCACCCAAGCCCAATCACTCAAAAATAAAAGCCGGTCATCATATAATGAAGCTTGAAGACGGCAGATATGGTCTGTTGGGCTTCAATAACATGATACCCGTTTGTGATTCTGCATTGATTGAGTTTAATATAGACGATGAACCGGACAAAAAATATGCCGAGTTGCTCCGCCGGCAAGTGTCTTATATAAACCGCCACAAAGCGGACGTACTCGACCATGCGTCCAAAACTTACTACAGCGTTGTCACAAAGCAGACGGCTTTCATGCTGAAAGTATGCTGTGATTTCAAGAAGCTTGAACGTGCGTGTTCTAGATATAATCCCGATTGGAAGCAAGACAAAAACCACCGCCCATAAAGGGTGATGCTGCTAGAGCAAGGAGGTGACCCGCTGTGAACTTTATCTACCTGCGCAAGTCCCGCGCGGAGGAGGGCATGAGCACGGAGGAGGTGCTCGCCAAGCACAAGGCCGCGCTGCTGGAGCTTGCCGACAGGCTTGGACTGTACGTCAGCAAGGAAAACATACTGGAAGAAGTCGTGTCCGGTGAGAAGCTGTACGCGCGTACGGAAATGTTGAAGCTGCTCGAACGCATCCGCGCCGGAGACGTGGACGCCGTGCTTTGCATGGACATCGACCGTCTCGGGCGCGGCGGCATGGCGGACCAGGGCACTATCTTCGACGCCTTCAGGGACGCCGGCACGCTGATAATCACGCCGGACAAGACTTACGACCTCACGAACGACATGGACATCGAAATGACGGAGTTCAAGGCGTTCTTTGCCAGGGCCGAGTGGCGCGCGATACGAAAGCGTATGCGCCGTGGCCTGATGCAGACCATAGAGGCCGGCGGGTATGTCGCCAACGCGCCGTACGGCTACCGGCAATGCCGCATAGGCAAGCTGCCGTCGCTGGAGATTGTGGAGGAAGAAGCCAAGTTCGTGCGCTACATATATGACCGCTATCTCTCGGGCGTCGGCGCGCAGACCATAGCGGCAGAAATAAACGCCATGGGAAGCCATCCGAGGCGCGGCGCCATCTGGCACCGGGACACAGTGCGCCACATACTCCGCAATCCTACCTTTGCCGGCAAAGTTGCCTGGAACCGCGTGAAGCACTTCCGGCCGGGAGCGCACGGCAAAGACAAGCACCACGTCGTGTACATGCCCGAAGAGGAATGGATACTCGTTGACGGCGTACACGAGGCTATAATCCCATGGGAGAAGTGGCTGGAAACCCAACAGCGCAGGAAGCAGAGGTACATACCGCCCAGCAATACAGGCCAGCGCGCCAACCCCTTTGCAGGCATAATACGCTGCTCTCAGTGCGGCAACAATATGCAGCGCATGGGCAGCAACAAGGGCGTTCCGTATCTCCTGTGCACGACGAAGGGCTGCTCGGCCGGAGCAAAGTTCGAGTTTGTCGAGGAGCGCATGGTAGAGTGCCTGCGCGAAGAGCTGGACGTCCTCAAGCTGAAGCTGGCCCGCGGCGAAGGCCCGGACACATCCGCCATCGAAGCCGCTCTTGCCTCCGTCAAGCGAGAGTTGGAAAAGGTGGACTCCCGCATACCTCGGCTGTATGAATTCCTTGAAGATGGCACATACGATCGCGCCACGTTCCGCTCCAGGCTCGACGCCGCCGAAGAGGAAAAAGCCAAGCTCACCGGCCAGCTCGACGAGCTAAAGGCGAAGCTTGAGGATTGTCTATCGCATGACCCGCGCAAGACGGCTGCGGAATTGGAGAATTTGCTGGAGCTATACCCAACGCTCTCACCTGCCGACAAAAACAGCGCCCTGAAGGCTCTAGGCATTCAGGCCATCTACACCAAGTACAAGAAAACCAAACCCCACGACTTCACCCTGGAGCTTCAGCTCCAAGACTTTTAG